GGACGGGGCGACCAAGGCGATTGAGAGCCATACCCGGCGTGTCTTCCAGGCGACGAGTGGGACGCGGGAATATCTGTACAACGGGCGCAAGAAAATCATCCTGGACGAGGATTTATACTCGCTGACCTCGCTCAAGCTTAACGGGACATCGGTGACGGAATACCGCCTATTTCCGGTCGAGACGACGCCGAAGTCCTGGATTGTCGTCTATGAGATTCCGTCCGGCGTTGTGTGGAATACTTATGAGCAGACCTGGGAAGTGACAGGGCTTTGGGGATATTCGGCGACTCCCCCGCATGATGTCAAACTGGCTTGTCTACGCTGGGCCGGGTATCTATACCGGCTCAAAGATGCACAAGTGTTCGACGCGGCCTACATGGAGGGCGTCGGGCAGTTGGTTATCCAGAAGGGCATTCCGCCGGATGTTGCGAAGCTGTTGCAGTCTTATGTCAAGGTGAGTTTGCTATGAACCTGAATAACATCCGTTCCAAAATCGCCTCCGTCCTGTCCGGCGTGGTCAACAGCACCGGGTATCCGCCTGTCAACATCTCAACGGCCGACTTGCCGATAGCCGTTTTGCTCGTGGATAGATTTTATGGTGAGCCGCGGGGCATCGACGGGAACGTGATTTACACGCTCACGTTCCGTATCGATCTGCTCGTCTCGCCTGTGGCACAGAGCAAGCCGGAAGCTGTCATCGCCACGGCGGAGAGCAAGCTGGTGAGCGCGGTTATTGCCCTGGCCGGCAATCCAACCTTAGACGGCGAAGTTGACCATCAGGAAGTCGTTGACGGCAAAAGTGTGCATGTGACGAGCTATGGCGGAACGGACTATTATTCCGGATTAATCCATGTGACCTATATCATCAAATGACGAGGAGGTCGTTATGGCAGAAATTATCTTGAAGTACATCGGCAAAGGGGCATACTTGCCGGGCGTGCCGACTAGAGACCTGACCGATGAGGACTTGCAGGAAATCGAGAGAGCTTTGGGACTGACTGCAAAACAGCTTGTCAGTACACTGCTCTACCAGACAGTAAGCAAATTATCAAAACACGAGACCAAAATCGTTGTGCCTGAGGAGCACAAAACAGGAGGTGAGTGATGGCAGTTTATGGACTGCGCAGAATGCAAATCGGGAAAGAGACAAACTGGGGAACGGCAGTTACGCCAACGCTTGAGTTGCGCGGCATTAGTGATTTGTCGTTCGAGTTCGACCCCGCAATTGAGATCAAGAGCGAGGTGGGACACTTCACCCCTAGTATCATCAAGGAACGCATCCCGGAAGTGAGCGCTTCGTTTGAGATGGACGTCTCCTATCAGCATGTGCTTTATCCACTTGTGATGGCTTTTGGTGAGCCAACGCCGAGCGGTACCGGCCCATACACCTGGACGTTCAACGCGCCCTACTCGGCGCCTTCCAATCCAAAGTCGTTCACGGCTTATTATGGCTTTGCCGGTTCAGGGATTTACAAAGCTGCCGGATTACTGGCAAATAGTCTGACGATTTCCGGCAACGCTGATGAGGACGTGACGCTGTCTTTTGAGGGACTGGCGCGGACACTGGAAACGCAATCCAGTTTCCAGACACTAACGCTTGAGGATGTTCAGTATGTCTCTGTGCGGCATGGCTCGTTCTATCTTGACCCCTTTACTGGGACAATCAAGACCACGCAAGTTAACGGCACGCTGATTGAGTTCGAGCTTTCGGCGGATTTGGCGCGTCATCTGAAGAAATTTATCTCCGGCGCAACCCAGCCGGAAAGCTACGGCGAGGGCGCCTGGGACATTGGCTTGCGGATGGTCTATGAGTGGAATAGCACGTCTAAAGCCCTGTTGGATGACCTGACCGGCGGGATGGTAAGGCGTCTGATTTGTGTCAGCTTCACTACCGGCAGCGGGGCCGGCGAAAGATTGTTTGAGATTCAAATGCCCGGCGTGCTTGCCGAGCCGGTCACGCTCTTCTCCGAGCGGGATGGCAATGCAACGGTCGAGATGAACTGGAAAGCCATCTACCAGTCCACTCTGGCAACACAGCTAAAGATTATTGTCAAGAATGATAAGGGTGCACTATGAGCGAGATAGAAGAGACATCCACAACAAATGCAGAAGAAACGGCAGAAGAAGCCTGTAATACCGGGACCGAGGAATCCGCGACGGAAGAAGTACGCGACATCAAGATTTATGTAGTGCCCGCCCTTGCTAAAACACCTCGCTCGTTCCGATTAAGGAAGCTGTATTCGTTTTTCCTTGCTCGGTATGCGGAAGTAGAAGAGCTTATGGCGAAAAACGAAAATAAAGGAACAATAGAAAGGTTAAAGTTAATCAGAGACTATCACCTTCTGATGGAAAAGTTCCTACGGCATATGTGCAGGGTAGAGGGTGGGACGATTGAGGAAGCGTTGGAAAACATATCCGCGGATGAAGCAGACAGGCTTTTCGGAAAAGCTACTGAATTAGTCATGGGCACACGTTTTTTCGCGATCAGTACGAATGGGAATACGCCCGCAGCATCTTGATAATGGCGCAGGAATGGGGCGTCCCACCGTGGGAAGTGGAAGAGAAGCTATCCGTTTACTGGTATGAAGCCTACGTCAAGCTGGTGCAGGAGCGTGAACGTGAGTTGAAGAGATTATCACGCAGGAAATAGAAGATGGCTGGAGAAATCAGAGTACACATCATCGCCAAAGACCTTGCTTCCCCATCTATCCGCGGGGTAGCCGGGTCTTTGCGCTCTTTACAGACTGAAGGGCGAAATGTCGGGGGTGCATTCTCTTTCTTGAGAGACGTGGCCGCTTCGGCAATGGGGTTCATCAGCGCGAACATTGTCAACAACGGCGTGATGGCGCTGCGCAATCTTGGCGCCGAGGCGCTCAGTGCAACGATGAACTTTGAGCGGTTGAGCATCATGCTTGAGGGGATGGTGGCAAGAGACCTCAAGCGCGCATCAGACGGGGCATTATCCTATAGCGACGCGCTCAAGCAAGCCGGGGTGTCATCTCAAGAACTCCTACAGTGGATTGAGCAGTTAGCCATCCGCTCTCCATATGCCACTTCGGCAGTCACGGAGAGCTTTGCCCAGATGGCGCGCTACGGCTTTCCAATAGAGGAAGCCAAAGCCATGACACAGGCACTGCTTGACATGGGGGCCGGGTCCGGCCTGACCACTGCCGAGCTCAACCGGGCTGCTTATGCCCTGGGGCAGATATACGCCGCTGACAAGCTGCTCATCCAGGACCTGCGCCAATTGATGAATGCCGGAATTGACGTACGGTCAATCCTTGACCGCATGGGAGAGAGCTTCGAGAGCCTGAAGGACAAGCAGGACAAGGGCGGGGTATCGACCAGAGCGTTTCTCGAAGCCTTCCGCGAAGTGGCAAGCGAGGATTATGCCGGCAATCTCGACCGGATGACCAAATCCTGGGCCGGGATGGCAGGTGCGCTCCAGGACGTGAAGGAAATCGGTTTACGCAAGCTATTTCAAGGAGTGCTAGAAGTATTGCAACCCCTGGTAGCGAGATTTACCGACTGGATTCTGGGACCGGGTCTCATGCGTCTTGAAGCCATTGGGAAAAGTCTCGGCGAGCTGACGGCTAAAATTATCGATGTTGGGGAAGCATTCTTCGATGCCGGGCCGCTTTCTCTGGAGTTTGCAGAAGCACTCCAGCTTTTTGGGGAGGACTTCGGCAAAACCTATCGGGACGGGATTATGCCGGTCCTAGAAAAGTTATGGGAGAAGTTTCGGGAAATCGGCGGAAAAATCAAAAATCTGCTCGGAACGCTCTTTTCCGAAGGGTTCTTCAGCGAAGCTTTTCGCCGGTCAGTTTATAACCTTTCTCCGCTCTTGGGAGATGCATATGACGTCCTGTCATCCCGACTGAAGCCAATTGTGGATTGGATAATCCAATATAAAGAGCCATTGCTGAATGCGGCTAAGGCAGTTATCGCCGTTTTCGCAGGCATAAAACTGTTCGGGATGGTTTCGGGAGTGCTTTCCGGTCTTGGGGCAATCCTCTCTTCGCTGTTATCGCCCATCGGCTTGCTTGTCCTGTCGGTCGGGCTTCTGTCATTCGCCTGGCAGACGAACTTTGCTGGAATGCGAGACCAGTTGACCGCGCTCTATCAAGAGAGCATCCTCCCAACCTTCGAGGCGATGAAGCTCAAGTTCGGAGAGATGAGCGTGTCCCTGGCACGGATGGGTATCGACTGGCAGAGGATTTGG